TTAAAACAACGATCCAAGCAGGCCAAGTCCGCCGCCAATTGCCGCACCTAATCCAGTGCCAAGTCCGGGAACAATAGAGCCAAGAGCAGCGCCAGTCATAGCCCCTGAAGCTCCGCCGCTAATTGCTGTCTGAAGGCCTGATGGTTTATTGGCGTTAGCAGCGGCAAGTGCTGCGCTTTGCTGTGCAATGCTGCTCATGTTGTTGGCGTACGTCTGCCCGGCGTTTGCCTGACCTTGCAGCGCACCAAGCCCAACGTTTGCCAGATTGTTGTAATTGCTCATCTGATTTGATAACCAAGACTGACCGAGTGTCGGCGCGATCGTAGCCAGTTGATTGCTTGTGGCTGTCGAACCAAGTCCACCCGTCGCCTCCGCAGCAGCAAGACTCTGGTAACGAGCCTGACCTGCAAGGTCTTTATACTGCTGAGAGTTGTAATACTGATTAAGTGCCTGCCCCTGACCTTCTAAACTGGAAAGGTTCTGAAGCTGGTTAACATACTGCTCCGCAAGCGGCGTGAACGGAGCAAGGTTTTTCATGATCGTCTGCCACTGCTGATTTTGCAGGTCTGCTGCATACTTCTGAGCTTCTGCGGCATACTTTGCGCTTTTATCAGAACTGCCACCTTTCCCGCCTTTTTCAGGGCAATAAGGTTCCTCGCCGCGCAGTTTTCTGCCCAGCTTAAATACATATAACATGGCTATCTCCCGTGATTCAGGAATTCGATTAGTTCTTCGCGTGTAGCACTGTAAAATGTCACGTCATCCACGCCTTTGAAGTATTTCTTGATGGTTCCTACACGATTAAGGCCAATCATTGCGCAGTACATCTGCCCGTGGCGGAATTTGCGCGCAGCGAACGATGTGACACACTGAACAGTGGTGTTAGTCAGAATGTATCGCCAGAACTCCAGTCCGATTTCCTTGCTGAATCCACGAACCTCTGGCAGGTACATGGCGTGGCAATCGAATGTAAGCGGCTGAATTTCCTGATAGTAAACAATGCCGCCAAACTGACCGTGCACGTTAACCTCAAAGTAACGGCATTCAGGCTTGTAGTCGTATCCATCACCGTTGTTGCTTCCGGCAATAATGTCAGGGTGATTTCCGACTGCTTCGATCAGGTCGATGTTTCGCGTTGGTTTGAACTGAATCATTACTGCTCCGCGATTATCTTGATGGTTGTGGCAGTAAACGCCGCCCCATTTGACTGAATGGTTAACGTGCTGCCATTTGTGGCAAGAAAGCCGTCTTTATCCACGCTGAAGAACGTAGCTAACAAGATGTTATCGGTTGTTGTCGCCGAGTTGCGGCTGCTTACCAGTGTGTCAGGAACAGAGCCGGAAAAGGTTAGCTGCATTGACCTGTTGGCGGTTCCGCTGGGCCACGTGCCGACAATCGACAGCTTGAAGAGCAGTGTTTTGTTCTCGTTGAACACAACCATCTTGTTGTTAACGGTGTCGAAGAATGGTGCCAACGTGCCGGATGACGGCGTGAGCGTTTTCAGCAGGCTAACAAGGTTGGTCGGCGCTGTCGGGATGGTTACAGATACGCCAGAGTAAACAACCTCTGACTTCTTGCGAGTAGTGGCATACTCAAGAGCATCGATGCGCGTTTCATGGTCTGAAACCTGCGACTCCAGCGACTGAACTCTGGTATCAAGAGACGCAATATCGCTTTCATTCTGAGCGATTCGCGTTTCATGTTCCTGAAGAGTTGATTCTGCCTGGCTGATTCGCTCCTCATGATTAACAAGCGTTGCTTCCGCAGCAGAAATTCGCTGCTCATGGTCAGCGAGAATCACATCCTGCTCATCGTTCCTGACCTGTGCATCATAAGCGCCCTGTCCGGCCTCGTTGGCCTTGTTAGCCACGTTACCAACATCAGTACCCTGTGCGATAACGTAAAGCAGATACGACTGCGAAAAGATATTGCGTGGAAGGACTGATGTGTCGAGCCGTGTAGCCTGAATGATTACCGGCACATTGAGATTCGAATCCGCCATTACTCAATCCTTATCTTAGCGCCAGACAGAGTGACAGGTGACTTCGTGATAACGCGCAATTTGAAGCCGACATTTTTCCTGATGCGCCCGACTCGCTTCCACAAAACGCGTTTGTCGTAAACGAACGGTTCATTCTGCTCAATCATCTGCTCACGCCCGTAATTTATGCCGTCAGTGGTTGCAGAGAGGAACAGGCGGTCGGCGTACTGCGCAATCCAGGTTGAATTAAAAGCATTGTCATTTCCTCGCACGATGTCTTAGCCACCGGATATCCCACAGGTGAGCCGTGTAGTTGAAGGTTTTTACGTCAGATTCTTTTGGGATTGGCTTGCGTTTATTTCTGGAGCGTTTCGTTGGAAGGTATTTGCAGTTTTCGCAGATGATGTCGGTGATACTTCGTCGCTGTCGTCTCATTCGTACCTCCTGTCGGTAAATCTGACACCCTGACCAATACCGGAGAAACAGGAGAAGAGTTCTCGGTAAATATCTCGCTTGAGTCATCAATGCGATATCGGGCGCGTCCTGACGCTTCAACGATTTTATGGTGGCTGGAACAGAGTGAAGAAGCCAGAAAATCGCTAACCAGCAACACTCAAGAGCTTTCAACGGCTCTTTCATGGTTATCTGAATTCATCATAAAGAACGCCAACCACAAACTCGTTCAGGTTTGGGGGAATGGAGCATCATTTGACTGCGTTATTCTCCGCAACAGTTATTCGCTGACAGGGCAGCCAGTTCCGTGGCAGTGGTGGAATGACCGCGACGTAAGAACAATCGTCGAACTTGGGAAGGTAATAGGATTCGATCCTAAGCGAGATATGCCATTCAAAGGAACTCGCCACAACGCGCTTGATGATGCCATCCACCAAGCCAAATACGTTTCAGCGATCTGGAAAAAGTTAGCTAAATAATCAACAGGAGAAAACCATGCCAGCGCCTCTGTATGGTGCGGACGACGCGCGCCGCTGTTCCGGCAATTCCGTATCGGAGGTGCTGGATAAATTCAGAAAAAACTACGATCGAATAATGTCTCTACCGCAGGAAACGAAAGAGGAAAAGGAATTTCGCCACTGTATATGGCTTGCAGAGAAAGAAGAACGCGAGCGAATTTACCAGACATCAATCCGACCATTCCGCAAAGCCACATATACCCACTTCCATGAAATTGACCCGCGCCTGCGTAATTACCGATCACGCTATGGCGCTATCAGTAATGACTGAGGAATTTACCATGAGAGGACTTGCATACAATCCCGGAATTCTTCCGGCAGAAATGATTATTCGCCAACGCGTAAAGCCAATGCCATCGAGAGAGGAATTGCTTAAGAGAAATTCTTTTCCATCAGTGAATCAAAACAAATATCTGAATGCGATGTGGCGGAGTGGGAAGAAATGAAACAAATGACACTAATTGAGATGGATGGATTTCTGAAAGGTAAATGCATTCCACGAGATTTAAAGGTTAACGAAACAAACGCTGAATATCTGGTGCGTAAATTTGCTGAAGCGGAGGCCAAGATTTCGGCTCTGTCCGAAGACCAACAGAGAGCGATTGAGTCAATTAAGCAGGCTGATTCGGCTGTTAAGTTGGCACACGAGAAGTTTTCAGTGCTGGCGGCGGAGAATGCTGGGCTGAAGGCTGCGCACCCTCAACCATTCGGACATGAGATGATGAAGGCTCTTGATGCGTATGAGAAGCATCAGGATGAAGTGCCAGAGACTGGAATGCTCAATGCATTTTTCATCTTGCGCGACAGCATCCGTGTTGACACCCCAGCCACCGATGCTTTCCTGGCTGAAGTCCGGGCTAAGGCGTTTGATGACCTTTGCGCGGCGTTCGTTAAGCACGCGTCGGTGTCCGGGCTGGACGATGGCGACTGCGTTACGGTGAAAGAGGCGACTGACGCCCTGCTGCATTGTGCGGAACAGCTTCACAAGGGAGTGCATTCATGAGCAACCTACTACCATGTCCATTCTGTGGCGGTGCAGCGCACGTTGCCAGCGAAGCAGATCACCCTGAATATGGCTCTGGCGGTCGATTCTATTTCGTTCGATGCGGTACGTGTCGCGCTCAATCTGGTAGCAAATATGCAGCGCCTGGAAATGACTGCGCGATTTTTTATTCAGAGGTTAGAGCAGAGTGGAATCAGCGAGCAAAGGAGGCAAACAGTGAGTGTATATCTTATTGATAAACGTCGACGTGGGCAACAAATACCACCTGTAGGAATTCCGAATCACACATGGTTTTGCGTACTTGATATCGATGGTATGGATGCGTTGGTTGACACTCGTCATTACTGCGATACCGCAACAGCTACTCCGGCGAAAGCAAAGAAAATGGCTGCTCTGATAGAAAACTGGACTCCACCTGATGGTTGGTGCAATGGGAATGATCGAGATTGGCACGAAAAAATGAAGGGCTATATCTGCGATTTTTTACGTAAATGCAACGGCTTCAGGGTGATGTGATATGAACAAGATTGACTATCAGGCACTGCGTGAAGCGGCAGAGAAAGCCGGTGAAGATAAGTGGCAGGCTAAAAAAATAAATGGTGATTTTTTCGTTATTCGTCACGGTAGTTATACAAGACAGCATGGCTACACATCGTATCAACCCATTGCGGAGATTGATTGTAAGCAAGTCCGGGATTTTGTTGCCAAGGCTAATCCGGCTACCGTGCTGGAATTACTGGATGAACTGGAAGCAGCAAAAAAGCGCATTGCAGAACTGAAAGCGCGGGAAATACTGCTCCCGGAACGTAGCAGCATGCTTCATCGAACAGATTTTCACGATGATTACCAAACGGTAATGGCATACAAAGTTTCTGAAGTCATCGATGCAATCCGCGCTACTGGCATTCGCATCAAAGGAGAGTGATATGAGCGCTATAACCAAAGAACGTATCAAATTATTCATTAAAAATCCGCTTGATAACGGACTTACTCGTGGCGAACAAATGGAACTGGCACGAATTGCACTGGCATCACTGGAACGCGAACAGATTCGCCACGAGCATGCCAAATGGTCTGACTCCACATTTGGCTGCGTTGGCCCCATTGGTCCACTGAAACACCTCTCAAAAGAGGCACTGGAAGCCGCAGCCGAACCTGACGATCTCAGCGAGTGGGCTGATATGCAGTTCCTGTTGTGGGATGCACAGCGCCGTGCTGGTATCAGTGATGCTGAAATTACCGCTGCTATGGAAAATAAATTGAAGATCAACATGGAGCGCCAGTGGCCTGAGCCAAAAGATGGTGAGCCTCGCTTGCACATTAAAGAACCCGGCAACTCTCCGGTAACTCCGGATGGTTGGATAAGCTGTAGTGATCGAATGCCGGAAGACACCAAAATGTTACTGGCATTTAGTCAAGGTAAAATCGTGGCCGCATATTGGAACTGGGTTATAAATCCAATTGATTACAAAAAATATAGAGCTTTCACGTATTTATCAGGATATATCTTGGATGACGTAACTCACTGGATGCCGCTACCAGAGCCTCCACTTTGAAAGCGAAGCTTATACATATCTTTTACATCAGCAATCTATTGTTAATCTCCAATCAATGTTACGTTGTCATCTCACTCATGCTTTGGAGGTAGTGATATGTCTTGTCCAAAATGCGGTTCTGGAAATATTGCAAAAGAAAAAACAATGCGTGGATGGTCTGGTGATTATGTGTTCTGCGATTGCGGATACAACGACTCTAAAGACGCATTTGGAGAGCGTGGTAAAAACGAGTTTGTTAAAATTAATAAAGAACGCGAAGGCAACGAAAAAAGCTAATTTATTTATTCATATATGAAAACAATGTAACCAATATTCGAATTGAAGAACTGAAAGAACACCAAGCCGCCTGATGGCGGTTTTTTCTTGCGTGTAATTGCGGAGACTTTGCGATGTACTTGACACTTCAGGAGTGGAACGCTCGCCAGCGACGCCCAAGAAGCCTTGAAACAGTTCGTCGATGGGTGCGCGAATGCAGGATATTCCCTCCTCCGGTTAAGGATGGAAGAGAGTATCTGTTCCACGAATCAGCGGTAAAGGTTGACTTAAATCGACCAGTAACAGGTAGCCTTTTGAAGAGGATCAGAAATGGGAAGAAGGCGAAGTCATGAGCGCCGGGATTTACCCCCTAACCTTTATATAAGAAACAATGGATATTACTGCTACAGGGACCCAAGGACGGGTAAAGAGTTTGGATTAGGCCGAGACAGGAGGATAGCAATCACTGAAGCTATACAGGCCAACATTGAGTTATTTTCAGGACACAAACACAAGCCTCTGACAGCAAGAATCAACAGTGATAATTCTGTTACGTTACATTCATGGCTTGATCGCTACGAAAAAATCCTCGCCAGCAGAGGAATCAAGCAGAAGACACTCATAAATTACATGAGCAAAATTAAAGCAATAAGGAGGGGTCTGCCTGATGCTCCACTTGAAGACATCACCACAAAAGAAATTGCGGCAATGCTCAATGGATACATAGACGAGGGCAAGGCGGCATCAGCCAAGTTAATCAGATCAACACTGAGCGATGCATTCCGAGAGGCAATAGCTGAAGGCCATATAACAACAAACCCGGTCGCTGCCACTCGCGCAGCAAAATCAGAGGTAAGGAGATCAAGGCTTACGGCTGACGAATACCTGAAAATTTATCAAGCAGCAGAATCATCACCATGTTGGCTCAGACTTGCAATGGAACTGGCTGTTGTTACCGGGCAGCGAGTTGGTGATTTATGCGAAATGAAGTGGTCTGATATCGTAGATGGATATCTTTATGTCGAGCAAAACAAAACGGGCGTAAAAATTGCCATCCCAACAACATTGCATGTTGATGCTCTCGGGATATCAATGAAGGAAACACTTGATAAATGCAAAGAGATTCTTGGCGGAGAAACCATAATTGCATCTACTCGTCGCGAACCGCTTTCATCCGGCACAGTATCAAGGTATTTTATGCGCGCACGAAAAGCATCAGGTCTTTCCTTCGAAGGGGATCCGCCTACCTTTCACGAGTTGCGCAGTTTGTCTGCAAGACTCTATGAGAAGCAGATAAGCGATAAGTTTGCTCAACATCTTCTCGGGCATAAGTCGGACACCATGGCATCACAGTATCGTGATGACAGAGGCAGGGAGTGGGACAAAATTGAAATCAAATAATGATTTTATTTTGACTGATAGTGACCTGTTCGTTGCAACAAATTGATAAGCAATGCTTTTTTATAATGCCAACTTAGTATAAAAAAGCAGGCTTCAACGGATTCATTTTTCTATTTCATAGCCCGGAGCAACCTGTGAACACATTTTCAGTTTCCCGTCTGGCGCTGGCATTGGCTTTTGGCGTGACGCTGACCGCCTGTAGCTCAACCCCGCCCGATCAACGTCCTTCTGATCAAACCGCGCCTGGTACCTCTTCTCGCCCGATTCTGTCGGCAAAAGAAGCGCAGAATTTCGATGCTCAACACTATTTTGCATCCCTGACACCAGGTGCTGCAGCGTGGAATCCTTCCCCGATTACCCTGCCTGCGCAACCTGACTTTGTTGTCGGCCCGGCGGGCACTCAAGGTGTAACGCATACCACGATTCAGGCGGCGGTAGATGCGGCAATTATCAAGCGTACCAACAAGCGCCAGTATATTGCCGTGATGCCTGGTGAGTATCAGGGAACGGTATATGTCCCTGCCGCTCCGGGTGGAATTACTCTGTACGGTACAGGTGAAAAACCGATTGATGTGAAGATTGGGCTTTCCCTTGATGGTGGCATGAGCCCTGCCGACTGGCGTCACGACGTCAACCCGCGCGGCAAATATATGCCAGGTAAACCAGCGTGGTATATGTACGATAGCTGCCAGAGCAAACGCAGCGACAGTATCGGTGTTCTCTGCTCTGCGGTCTTCTGGTCACAAAACAATGGCCTGCAACTGCAAAATCTGACCATCGAAAACACGCTGGGCGATAGCGTAGATGCAGGTAACCATCCGGCGGTGGCACTGCGTACTGATGGTGACCAGGTACAGATTAACAACGTTAACATTCTCGGTCGTCAGAACACCTTCTTTGTCACCAACAGCGGTGTGCAGAACCGTCTGGAAACGAATCGTCAGCCGCGTACGCTGGTGACCAACAGCTACATTGAAGGGGATGTGGATATCGTTTCTGGTCGCGGCGCAGTGGTGTTCGATAACACCGAATTCCGCGTGGTGAACTCACGTACTCAGCAAGAAGCGTATGTGTTTGCACCGGCTACGCTGTCCAACATTTACTACGGTTTCCTCGCCGTAAACAGCCGTTTCAATGCTTTCGGTGATGGTGTGGCGCAACTGGGCCGCTCGCTGGATGTTGATGCCAATACCAACGGTCAGGTGGTGATCCGTGATAGCGCCATCAACGAAGGTTTTAACACGGCTAAACCGTGGGCCGATGCGGTGATCTCTAATCGTCCGTTTGCGGGTAATACCGGCAGCGTAGATGATAACGACGAAATACAGCGCAATCTGAATGACACTAACTACAACCGCATGTGGGAATACAATAACCGCGGCGTGGGTAGTAAAGTGGTTGCAGAGGCGAAGAAGTAA